TCACCATGAACTCCGATACGCCGGGGATGCTCGGGGACTACAAGCCGCCATCCTACGACGGCACACTGGAGAGCATGGTTCAACTCATTCGGGAGCCCGGCGAGAAGTCGGGCTCCACCCGGACGCGCGTGGTAGAACTCCTTCGCGGCGAGAAGGACATGGAGAAGCTGGTTGAGACGTTCGACGTGATGCGCAAGCGGGCTGACGGGAATACGAGTAACCTGGACCGCATCGCCGAACTGGCCGGCGTCAACCGGTCGGACGCCTTCGGGGCGGTATCTCGGGTCCTCCATCGCTACAACTTCGACGTGACGCGCCTGGTGATATCCGCAGTGGCGGCGAGGCAGGCCGGTCGCGTGGCCATCGCCATGGCGAACCGGGCGGCGCATCCGGACGGAATCGCAGACCGGCGGCTGTTTATGGACGTGGCCAGGGCGACGGCGAACAGCGGCGGCGGCGGGTTCACCGTCAACGTGCCTGTCACGAACACGGCGGTGGCTCAGGCGAAGTCCGAGGTACAGGCGGAAATCGTCGATACCGGAGGAATGGCGCTTCCTCAGTTTGAGGACGGCATCAAGGAACTCTCGCTGGCCATGCGCAGTATTCCGATGATTGCCGAGAAATCTGCATAGCCATGTACAGTCAGCGAAGCGTGGAATTGGCTTTACCGACAGTCGAAACCCTTTTGGGGAGGGAGCCGGTATTCCACTCCATCGAGGCGTGTGATGAAGCGGTGGCGCACTTTGCCGACAAGAAAAGACGCCACGAAAACTCGGTGGGAGTCGGCGTTCCCTTGTTATACAGCGAAGAAGAAATTCAGTGGATCAAGAACGAGCGGGCGCTTTGCAAAATAGACTACCTGTATTTTGCCACTCGCTACGCCAAGATTCTGGACGCTGACGAAAAGGAAATTCACTATGCCCCCAACATCGCTCAGCGGATTGTAAATCAGGCGCGGGCTGAACAGGAAGACCTGGGCTGGGCCATCATGCAAGTTTGGCTCAAGGGACGGCAGTGCGGAATCACAACCGACAGCCAAGTCGTCATCGGCCACCGCACGCTGTTCTTCGACAACGTGATTGCTCTCACGGGAAGTTCAGACAAGGAACGCTCGTACCGCATGGTGAGCAAGTACAAGCGCCTGTACGCCTCCTTGCCGGAGTGGATGGTCCCAGCCATTACGGTTGACCGTGCCGGAACTCGCATTGAGTTTGGGGCGTTAAATTCGTCTCTGATTATTCAGCACGGTTCTCAAAAGTACGACATTGGGAGAGGCGACACCCCTTCAGCCGTGCATCTAAGCGAATTAGCAACCTATACAAACGCCGCCGATTTGATCGACGCCGGCCTGGTACCCGCCGTTCATGAAAGCGCCCGGAAAATCATCATTTTGGAAAGCACGGGAGAGGGTCCGTACGGTTGGCTATACGACACCTGGAACCACTGCAAGAAGTTCTACTGGTTGGGTCAAGCGAAGTTTCGGCCGGGGTTCCTCCCATGGTTCGTCGCTTCCGACTTCTATCCCACGCACACATGGCTCAAGCGGTCTCTTAGACTGAACAGCGAAGTGGACACGAAGAACCTGATCGAAGAGGCGCGCGAAAAGCTGGCCGACTGGCATCCGGAAGGCGTCACCGTTGCACACGCGGAAAACGCTCGCAAGTTTGTGCGGGCTAACGAACTTCTTCGCAGGTACTTCCCCGAGAACTGGGTCATGCCGAAAGAGCAGCTTTGGTTTTGGCAGGTGACGCGCGATGAATACCGGAACAAGAAGATCCTCGCGCGCTTCCAGCGAGAGTTCGCCGCCAGCGATATCGAGTCCTTTTGCGCATCTGGCGAGAGCGTGTTTGACGTGGAGACCATCAGCGACTACACGCAATCGTGCGAGGAGCCGAAAGGCGTGTTCGGGTTTCGTGGGCCGGTCGGCCTCATTCCCCCGCGTCTGCAAGCTGACGAACACGACCGCGACAAGAACAAGCCGATTCTGGATGTCGGTCCCTACCAGATGGTTCCGCTGCGGTGGGAAGGCTGGGCGACATCGAACTGGGGGGCAAAACTCCTGGTATTCCGATGGCCGGAGCAGGGCGAGGAATACGGGTTCGGGGTGGACACAGGCGACGGAATCGGACAGGACCGCAGCGTGATAGAGGGATTGTGCAAGGGGACGTTGACGCACTCAGATCAGCAGGTGTGCGAATTCGCCAGCGATTACATCAACGCGAACGATTTGGCTCCCATCCTCCACTGCATCGGCATGTTCTACCAGAACGGGAGCAACCGGCAGCCCAAGATCGCCATCGAGACCGGCCTGAACGGGGAGGTCACGCAACTCGAACTGCGCAAGCTGGGGTGGGGGAACTTCCACCAGTGGATTCGCTACGACCGCAAGAAGATCAGCAACAAGGACGCCTCGCGCATCGGCTTCGTGACGAACCGATGGTCGCGCCCCATGTTGATGGACTATCTCATCAAAGCCCTGCGCGACGGGGAACTGGAAATCAACTCGCCCGAGTTTGTACGCGAGATGTCGGCGCTACACCGGGACGAAGGCGTTCAGGCCGCCCGCGCCGAACAGGGTCAGCATGACGACCGCTTCATGGCGCTCGGAATAATCTACCTCTCGTTGCATATTTTGGAATTCACCGGGAAGGTGGCCAGCACGTCGTACCTTCGCCAAAAGCGTGCAGAAGGCGGCCCGGTGATGTATCGTGAAACCATGGCCGGGGATGAGGAACAGACGTTGTTCGTTCCGAAGAACCAAGTGCTCGTACCTGGCACGCCGAAACTGGGGGAGTTCTTTTCGCCCCCCTTGTGGCATCCCGGCCAGTACGCAGACCAAGGAGAGGTGGAACTGTAATGCCGATGGTTGATCTGAAGTGCCCCGCCGGCCACCAGTACGAGGCGTTCCGGCACCCGTCCCAAGTGCAGGACGTTGAGCCGTGCGCGGAGTGCGGCGCGGAGGCGGTGCGGATCTTCGTTTGCAAGCGCCCGCACTCCTACGATGGACTCCAGCAGCCGCTTGTGGTATGGCGTCGGCCTGACGGGACGTACGCCGTGCCAGCCCAACCGGACGCCCGCAAGCCCGTCGAGTATGAGCGCGTCGAACTTCGCAACGTTTTCGAGATCCGGGGCGTCGAGCGAGCCATCGACCGCGAGGAACGCGAGAAATTCGAGCGGGCGCAAATCGGCAAGGAGATGCTGGCGGAAGGGACGACGGCCACGAACCGCTCCGAACTGCGTTCCCGGATGCAGCACATGCGGCCCCACATGCGGGACTTCTCCCGGTTCGCCATGGACCAGAACAATGCGAAGCCGCGCGCCAAGTACCGGGGCAACTTCTACTTTGAGGCGCTGAGCCAGAACGCGAGCAATCGGGACGACGGAAGAAACCGCGACGGCGGAAAGGTGCGGAAATGACGGCCAATTTGACTTTCCGTATGGTGGTTGAAGCGGCTGGATCTCGAATGGCGGCTGAAGATGCCATCTACGAATTCATGGTGGCGGGAATCGTCCCCAACCTCTTTGCCGAAAAGCTTGAGGTTGAGAAGTCCGATTGGGACGAACTTGTTATGGCTCGTCCCGATTTGCTGGTCACGTTCCTGATTCCGGCATTAGGCAGAGATTTAAGACGAGTGAGGAAATGAGCAGGCTAGCGGAACTGATCGCGCGGAACGAAGGCTTCGGAGTGCCGGGCTCCATTCCAACCGTGCGCAATAATCCTGGAGACCTTCGCCACAGCCCGCATTCTTCGCACCCCGATGGCCCTAACGACATCGGGACCATCGACACCGAGGCCCACGGGTGGGAGGATTTGGAGGGCCAGCTTCAGCGATACGCTGCGGACGGATACACCCTGTCCGAGATGGTCAACGTGTACCTCGGGTTTCCGAAAGACGCTCCGCTCGATGAGTCGATTGTGGACGGGAACAACCGGGTTTCGTACCTGAACTCGATTTGCGAGGGTCTTGGTCTGCCGCCAGAAACTCCGGTCAGCCAAGCACTTGAGGTGACGTAAGATGCCAACGATCAAAACTGTAATTATGAAGCCACGTTCCCTGGGGATAACGTCTTCATCGTTTCCGTCCGAACTCCAGCGTGAATTATGCCGTAAATACGGGATCAGGATAGTTCCTGGGTGGAAAGACAGACTTGACAAGTTGAGGCCCCCTAAATGCCAACGATAGACAACTACCAGGCCCCCGAATACCTCAAGGTTCTCACCGGGGCGGACGGGATCGAGACCGCCACCCTCGGGAAGATGAAGGAACTGCTGGAGGCGGGGAAGTCGTTTCTGGAAGGGCAGACGGCCTGGAACGAGATCCCGCGCGCCTACGACATCCTTTCGGGCGACTCTCCGGGCAAGCTGGCCGGCGACCCCACGTTGTCTATCAACCGCATCAAGATGAACTTCAGGAATTTGGTGGCCACGGTAGCCAACCTGAAGCCCACCGGCCAGGCCCTCACCAAGAACCGGGAGATGATTCAGTCCGTGGACCGGCTGAACCGCATGAAGTCTCACTGGTGGACTTCGACCTTCGCCGATCGGAAGTACCGCAAAGCCTGCCAGTGGACGTGCGCGCTCGGCACCTCATATCTGGAGCCATGGTACGACCCGAACTTCTATGCTCCCGGACGTGGGGAGATTGCCGTCAAGGTGCGCGGGCCGGCCGCCGTATACCCGGTCATGCTGACGGAGGACAACGACCTCCAGAAGGCATACGCGGTGACCATCGCGGAGCCGATTCCCCTGCACATCGTCATGGCGAACTACCCGCAGTTCGCCAGCGTGATCGTGCCGACGCGCTCGTTCTCGGGCTGGATGGGAAGGCTCTGGGACCGCGTACGGCGCCCTACGGCGCAGCAGAACGGCGTCCTGGGCGTGTTGGCTACCCCCCAACGGTCCATCGGCCACGAAATGCCCATCGTGGACGTGTACACCACCTACATCATGGACCCCTCCGTGAACAATACCGGGCAGGACATCCCGATGGGAGATCCCGGCACGTCCTGGGAGTACACGGTCCCCTTCGTCGGGAAGCAGATCGCCAGCGGCCTGCGCGACCTGCGCGGCCAGCCCATTTTGCGTACAGCCACGGCGGAGGACTGCCGGCTGTTTCCGTTGCGGCGCCGGGTAATCTGGACCGACACCTGCGTGCTGAAAGACGGGTCTTCTCCATACCTGCACGGGCGCGTCCCGCTGGTCCCCCTGCGGTTCGACGACCAGCCATGGGACTACCTTGGAACGTCCATCATTCACGATACCTGGAAGATCCAGAAGGCTATCAACCAGATTTGGCGGGCTATCGTGGACAGCGTGCTCGTCCGGTTGCAGCCGCCCCTGAAGTACGACCCCAACGTGATCGACCCGGCGGCCATGGCGCGCATCAACACGCGCATCCCCGGACAGACGATTCAAGGCGCTCTTGGAATGGGCGACCCAGTAGCGCCATTGCTTCCAGTCGCCTTCTGGGACGTTCCGCAGTGGATCATTCAGGTCATCACGATGCTGTACGATGAACTCGACAAGCTCTCCGTGGTGAAAGACCTGATGGCGGTCGCCAAGGCGAAGCAGGTTCCTTCCGCCGACAGCATCGAAAAGATCCTGGAGGCGGCCGGCCCGGTAGTGCAGGACATCTGCCGAGGCGGGGAAGAGGTCACATCTCAGTTCGACCAACTTTTCTACCCGATGGCGCTTCAGTTTTGGGGAGCCGACAAGGTTTTCCACGTGCTCGGGGAAGACGGCGCTCTGAAGGAGTCCATCGACTTCGACCCTGGAAATATCATTCCTTCGCACCTGCCCGGAGAAGACAGACGCCAGCCGTCGCAGTTCGCCACCTGGGAGCGCACGCGCTGGACAATCGACCAGCTCTCGTACGAGATCGAGCCGTTCAGCCAGGCTCAGGTATCGCGCATCGGCCGCAATCTGGTCCTACTGCGAGCGCGCAAGGATGGCGTCACAGTTTCCAACCACACCATCGGCAAGGGCTTGAACCTCAACGTCGGGGAACTCCCTCTGATGCGAAGCGGCAAGGTGGCTGTCACCGAGTTCGAAAAGGTCGAGGTTGAGACCGAGATGATGCACGCCATGCAAGAAGACATGCAGGCGGGCCAACCTCAACAGGGGCAGGGGCGCGGCAGGCCGAATTCAAATCAAACTCCGCCCAGTCTTAAAAGCAAGGACGGCGGCACGCGGAGCACGATAGCGACAAGCCGATGACGGATTCCGATTTCGTCCACTTCCGCGACCTGTTCGTGTTCCTGAAGTCGATCCGCGAGAGCCGGAAGACGGGCGCGCTGACGATCCACTTTTCGCAAGGCGGGGTGTCCGGTACGGCGAAGTGGGAAGAAAAGAAACCGACTGTTCGAGTTGCCTGCTTGACAGGTTCCGCGCAACAGCGTATATCTGAATAGAACATAGAGCGAACCGCGAGGAATCGAAGGCGCTTCCGGGAAACCGGGAGCGCCTTTTTCTTTTTGGGGAGCGGAAAGGAAAAACACCATGTTTACCGACTTCGGTCCCGTCGCCAACAAGCGCGGCAAAAAGCACGGCGGCAAGCGGCGCGGCAAGAAGTAGCATCCCAACCTCCGCGTAGAACGAGCATCCTTCGGGATGGTCCCCTTCGCAGAGACGGGTAGGCGCGGGGGCCGGGCGCAAGTTCGACCCCCACAGTTTTTAGAGATGGAAGAACCAAGAGACCTCGGAGTTCACATGCCGAGGAAAAAGGCGATGAAGAGAGCCAAGAAGTCCGCCAAGCTGAACTCGCCGATGAAAAGCGGCGGGATAAAGCGCGGTTGCAAGAAGTAAGGCAATGACCAGCCCGCAACCATTTCCGTCAACTGAACAACCCCAGGGACAATCCTCCGGTCAGGACCTCTCAGCCTACGCAGGCATGATGGGGGTTCAGCAGCAAGGCGCTCGCATGACCACGGAACAGCTGCGCAAGCAGCAAATGGAATCTGTGAATCTCCAGATTCGTTCCATCGGCGAAGCGCTGGACGGAATCACCAAGCAGTTCCCCGCAGCAGCGCAGGAAGGCATGGCGCTGAAGGCTGGACTGACGCGGATGCTGGTTCGCATAGTTGGAAGTTCGACATCGGGAAGTCAACCCCCGACCGGAGCAATGGGGTAATGGCGCAGCCCGATGAAATCCGCAGCCCGAAAGGGAAGGAGCCAAAATGGCATTCGAAACGGTAGTGAAGAATCTGACGGAACTCGGAGCGGACCCGCAACTCGTTGCGCAGCTCATTGCGAACGAGAAGGTCGCCACCGGCCTACAGCAGTACGTGGAAAGCGGACTCAGGCAATCGGATTACGACCGAAAGATGAACAGCGGCAAGGCGGAAATCGCCGCCGCAAAACAGGAACTCGATGAATTCAAGGACAAGCTCGAAGCCGACAGGGTGCGCATGAACGGGCAATTCCTGACGGCCCAGCAGGAGCGCGAAGCAGCCGAAAGCCGGCTGGCCGCGATCCAGGCGAAAGCAAAGACTCTGGGACAGGTGTACGGAATCGACGCCGAGAAGGAACTGTTCGGCGAGACAACCGTGCAGCCGTCTGGGAAGCCGCCGCACAACGGCGAAGTGGCTGTATCGCCAGACCTCGACAAGCGCATCGGCGCCCTCGAAGCCCTGTTCCGGACGAACGTGAATTTCGAGGTCGAACTGCACGACGTGATGCGGCAGCACATGGAACTGTTCCCCGACAAGCCGCTCATCATGAAGGAAATCCTGGACGACGCCGTGAAGCAGCGCCGGTCGCCGACCCAGGTGTGGGATGACAAGTTCGGAGCCACCGCGAAGCGGAAGGAAAACGAAGCCGAGCAATACCGGGCGGAAGGGCGCGCGCAAGAAGCGGCCATTAACGCGAAGAAACTCAGCGAACAGCAAGTCAACGCCTTCGGCATCGTCACCCCGCCCAGCGCAATCTTCCAGGCGGCGGCCAACAAGGGCGGGAATAAGGCCCCCTTGAACAGCCGGCAGCAGAACCAGGCAGGTGCGATTCAGCGGGCCACCGAGGCCCTGTTGTCGCACAAGTACGCTCCGGGTAACGCCGGGGCCAACCATTAACCCGCCGGGGCGAAGTTCGTCCAGGCATTTTGAATCAAGGAAAAGGAAATGGCTTACGATCCCGCCTTAGACGAGCTCAGCGCGACCACGTTATTCGAAATTTTCCCGAATGTCGTCCAGGATAATTTCTTCAACGACGTGGCGTTCCTGGCGTATATCAGGGATCACTGCTTGGCGACCTTCGGCGGTGGTTCCACAATGCAACAGACCTTCCTGTACGCTCCGCTGTTGACCAGCAGCTACGGGATCGGCCAGCAGTTCAACCTGGACAAGATACAGACCATCGCGGGAACTCGGTTCGACCCGAAGTACTACGCGGCGATCTACCCCGAGTACATGGAGAACATCGACGTGCTCAACGTCGGGCCGAACGCCGTGTTCAGCCTTCTGAACCTGAACCTGGCCAACATGATGAACTCGATCTGCGCGGACATCGCCATCGCAATGTCCCTGCACGGGCAGCCCAGCGGCAGCGGCATCATCGGCAACCGGCCCTACGACATCAACGGGTGGATCGAGGCCCTCAACGACGGCGTGACGCCGGGGCAGGACGGCAGCGTGTTTACCACGTACGGCGGGCAGGCGCGCAATGGGGCGGTCGGCTCGACGCTGAACTCGATTCCCCGGTACTGCGGCGACTCCACCGCGGCGGCGGGGCAGACCTCGCTGGGCGGCCCGCTGACGTACTCGATTCTGGAAGAGGGATACTGGGATGCGTCGATTGGCCGCGAGCGCCCGAACCTCGGCGTGACGACCAAGCGCGCCTTCGCGTACATCAAGGAAAAGATCCAGCCCTTGCAGCGCGGCAATCTGGTGAACGCGGAAGACGCCATCTGGGGCGTGACCGGCGTGAAGATGAACGACGCCATCATCTTCCCCGACGACTACTTCCCGAGCGCGGCCTACGGCGTGAACGACCCGGTTCTCGGCAACTACCTGACCAGCACGTTCACGGTCCCCGCCGGCGCCAGTCCGAAGTCCAACCTGCCGGTGGCGACTGCGGTTGCCACGGTTGGAGAGGTCTTCGTGTGGTTCAACACGACCAAGTTCCAGTTCCGGCTGTCGGCCAGCCCGCGCTACCAGTTCGGGCTGTGGGGCTTCTACCCGGCAGCGGACAGCACGAAGGTTGTGGCGCGCACGCACGCGGCCTGCAACCTCGTCTGCTTGAGTCCTCGTCACAACAAGCAATTCTACGGGATCGCCGCGTAGGCGGTTCCTCACTCGTAACGTAACCGCCCCCGGCAGCAGGCGATTGCCGGGGGTATCAAAAGGAGCGCAACATGCCGAATCGAGTCGAGCAAGCAATTGTCAGGACCAGCCTTCCGGCCCTGAATGACATCAACGACGCCTACCCGGCGAACAACACCCCTTCCATGAGCGGCGCGACGAACACCTACGCGGCTCAGTTGGGGGCGCGCGTGTGGCTGGACGGGAACCCCGGCGGTGTGCGGTACGACAGCACCATCGGGACGCTGTACGGCGGCAAATACCAGTATGTGAAGACCACGGCGGCCACCTCGAACGCCTATGCCAAAGGCCAGCCGGTGTTCTGGACGGACTTCGAAAACTACGTCACCACGTCCGACTGCACGGCGGCGCTGGTGGGCAAGATAGCGGGATTTTGCCTGAACACCGTGACCAGGGGCAACTACTGCTGGATTCAGACCGCCGGCAAAGCGACGGTGGCGTTCAAAAACCCGACCTCCGTGGCGACCCCGTCTGACGGCGACCTGGTTGTGATCGACGTGACGACCGGCTTAGCCGACGTGCTGACGCAGAGCGCCAGCCCGACCTACCTGATTCTCAAGTCGGCAATCGGTGTGGCGATTGGCGCCCCCATCGTTGGTCCGAACGCGCCGTCGCTGGTGCTTCTGCGTAGTCTCCCCGAGGTGGTGTAACCATGTCGATCAAAAGCTGGTTAAGAAAACACGCGCCTTATGGAGACGAAACGTACGTCCGGGTTCAGTGGCAAGGCCCCACCAGCTATACCCAGGTGACGGCGGGCAGCCCTCCTTCTGGCGGCGATTCCATCACGGCGGCCCAGTTGGGCGTCAACATGATCTCGCATATCTACGCGACGGCGAGCTACAGCGGAAATTTCGAGGTTGTTCCGATCCGCATTTCCGATAAGGCGTGGACTCTGCAATGGAGGGCTCTCCGCTCCGCTACTATCCCGGCCAGTGGACCAGGCTCCGAATCACAGACCACCGGCACAGAAGCGGCTTCCGGGACGAACCTGTCGGCGGAATATCAGAAGTTGACCATCAACACCGTCACGGGGTAGACGACCCGTGAGCACCCTCGCTCAATTCGCCGCCGAGTTGAAGAGTTGGCATTCGGACATTGATCCGCTTGCCACTCTTCCGCTCGTGAAGCGGGCCTACAAAGACATCCGCGATTCCCGCGAGTGGAGCTTTCTGAAGCAAACCGGATCTTGGTTTGCGCCATCCATCATCACCAGCGGCACAGTCCATGTGACGCAGTTCTCGACTTCCGTGGTGGCCGATGCCACGGCGTCTCCCCTTTGGTTGGCGGTCGCTCTGCCGGCTCCCCCTGCCCTGCCTTTGACCCTCAGACAATTCCGCGTCACCGGCGGACCTATCTACAACATCATCGCGTACGATGGGACCTCCACCATCACTCTTGACCGCCCGTTCGCCGAGCAGAGCGCCACCGCCGCGTCGTACATGATCTACCAGCCGTACGTTCCGTCTCCTGCCGTGGATTTCAAGCGTTCGCTGTCCATGGTGGACCCGATCAACATGTACCGCTTCCGGTACCGCAACCTGTTCCGCACGCAGAAGGAAGTGGACCGGGTGGACCCGAACCGGCAGAACTACTCGACGCCGATCTGGATGGCGGCGCACGATTACGTGCTCATGCCGGGCGACACTCAGCAGCGCCCCCGGTTCGAAGCGTGGCCCGGCCCGGTGCAGCAGATCGGCTACATCTGGGAGTACATGACGAAGGGCGATGCGGTGCTGCCGACCGACGTGCTGCCCGGCCAGATTCCAGACCAGGTGATTATGGCGCGCGCGCGGCACTACGGTCACGAACTGGTGGCGAACCAGCCCAACGTGGACGTGGAGACGAAGGCGTACCACCTGTCGGCGTTGACGCGGGTTGACGCGGAGTACAGGGACTTGCTCAACCGGGCGCAACTTGACGACAATTCGATCTTCGACTCGCGGGTGATTTCCGAGGACTGCGGGCCAACATTGAGCGGCCCCTTGGACGCGAACTACTTGCAGGATCATGTGGTATACCAAATTGACTGAAATGGAAGAACATATTCTCGCTGTCCATGATTCTCTGATTCGGCTAGAGGAAGGCCAAGGCTCGTTGATGCGGAGGATTGACCGAGATATCCTTCCTCGAATCGACAAAATCAATGGCTCCGTGGCGGCCGTTACGCAAGAGCAAAACAGGCTTAAAGTCGAGTTGGCGGAACACCCTATCAAGTGCCCGGTGTCGATTCAATTTCAGGGATTGGCTGCCGAAATTATGCGTGGAGACCATCCGCCTTCAAAAGAAGCGCTTAACCGGGTCAAGGAAATTGATGAACGGGTAGTTGCGCTTGAGACAAGCGATGCCAAACGAAGTGGGTCGCAGAATACTTCTCTGTGGTGGTGGGACAATATTCTCAAGCCGGTCCTGTTTTTTCTTGTCGGGGGGCTGATTGCTTTGCTGTTGAAGTTCGGGGCTACAGCCAAAATTCCATGAAGGGTGTAAAGTAGGACAGGAGGCCATATGGCGAATCAATTCGAGCAAAGACGTGGAGCGGACATCGGAAACGGGCTGTCGAGTCCCATGGGGAGCAGGCCATCAGTGGCCGCGAACCCGGCTCCGGGCGGTACGATGCCCGGCGACAAGGACGGGATGGAGGCCCTGAAGGGCGCGGTGGCGGGGCAACTGAACAGCCCGATGGCGTCGGCTCCGGTATCGCAGCCTGGCGCATCGACTGCCGGCGGCCCGGTTGGGCTTCAGGTCACCGAAAACATCCAGGGAATCGAAGGCAAGCGCGGATCGTTCCCGAGCGGGACTTCGGCGCGGGTGTAATCCATGCCGGCCTCCAAGCACACTCGGAAGGTTCGCGGGAAGCCGAAGCTCACCCGGCAATGGAACCACGTTCACGATTCCATGCTGGCACGCGGGGAGTCTGCCGGAGCGGCTGTCCGGGCGGCCAACGGGGTGGTGAAGAAAAGATCCCGCAAGCGCAGCGCGAAACGATGAGTTCCGTTCACAAGGCGAAGCCAGGGCAACCTCTCGGGGATACAACGTTCCATCTTCGTCCAGATTCGGAGCGAACGTACACCGACGATGAGGTTTGCTGTTTGCTTGAGATGGCCAGAGATTTGGGATTTTCCTTGGAGGAGGATTCTCCGCTTGAAAACCTGACGGTTGGGGAGTTGGATCGCCTCGTACATACGATCCATTAGGTCTCGCAAGCGCGCGGCGAAGCGTTGAGGTACAATCGGGCTAAAGCAGCTTGCGTTCGATGCAGGGCGGGAGGACTCGGGGGAGGCTTCCCGCCCTTCGTATTTTCTGCTTGCATTTCCGGCCGACTTGCCGTATTCTGTGATTTCGTCGGATAAGTGAACCAGTGTCACGTGAGGCTCATAACCTCGCAAGGCTGTGCAACTCAGCAATCCGACCCCAGAATAAACCAACGACGCCAGCGCTGGGGTCGTAGCAACCGGAACGGTACGGGAGACGGCCAGCGATCAACTACCGGGGCAAATTCGGCGGCAACACCGTAAAGCCGCCAGCCCCA